ACAGAAAGCTGGGCCACAGTGTACGTCAGTGACACATCTACAGGTCACGGTTGGGCTGGTCAAAAGAGTAAAACAGAATGGGAGAACATCTGATGGAAAATGTTACCAAAGAACTCGAAGCTATCATGTATGACGTGATTGAAGTCGCTGCCCGTACAGGGGAATATAAGATGGACATTGACCGTGGTATCAACACAAACCACCACCGTGAGATTGAGAATGTACCAAAGGCCAAGACCATTGAGAACCTGATGTACTACCTCATTGAAGCAAAGCAGGACATGGATCGTGTGCAGGACAGCCTCAAGGAGATCAAAGAAAAACTTGACGATCTGCTTGATGTCGTGGAATATGAAGCAATAGCAAAGGAGATTCGCTAATGACAAACGATCAACTACAGATGCTCAAAGAGCTTGGTAACATCTATGCTGTCGCACTGGCAGAGAAAGGTCATAACGTAGACGACAAGTCAGACATGATGAACGGTCTTGCAGCATACTATATGCTTGACCTCAAGGGTGAGTTTAAAGACCTTGACGAAAGTGTTGACGCTGTAGTAAGAATCGTTTATGAAGAAGTTAGACGCAAGTACGGAAATCGTATTGAGGAGATTCGCTAAGATGGGTAAAGTAAACGCAATGTTCCAAGATGAGCAAGAAGCTAAGTTTGATCGGTACACACTAATCATGGTTGAAGCTGATGTAGAAATCATGTATCTCAACGGGTATGTAGACAAGATAACAATCTCTGATATACCATGTCAGTGGCTCTGGGATGAGATGTCGCGGGAAGCAGCAGAGTACTGGGCAGTATGGGAATACATCGGAGATAACTATACATTCGAGTGGATGTCGATTAAAGCATGGGTGGGATCACCTGTAAAGAAAGCAAAAGGAGACGCATGATGTTGTACACAGTAAGCCTAAAGCCAGACGAGGAATACGAAGGGAAGTGTCTACTAGGTGCATTCCTGATGCGTGAGGATGCAGAAATGTTCATGGATAAGCATTATATAAGCAATGAACACTTAGTGCTTGACGAAGTTGATGGCGTGTGGAAGAAGTGGCAGGACATCAGAGGTAAACTAGAAGAGAAGAAGAAGAAGGAAGCAGCATGAGCAACCAACAGAAAACCTACACAGTAGCAGTTAAGACATACTTGGGGACGTATGAGCCTGTAGGTGGCTTGCCAGTTATGACACTCAAGCAAGCAGAGAAAGCAGCTAAACTAGGTCGTGATAACGGTATTGACACGGTAGTAGTTAACCCGTATTCTGAGTAAAGAAACACAAAGGAGAGAATCAACATGACAATGACAAAAGAACAAGTTAAGTGCCTCATCAAAGGTAAAGGTACAAAGATTGCTACAGTATCTTTCGTAAAAGCCGACGGTAGTATTCGTGTTATCAACGGTCTGTTCAAACCTACAAGCAAGATCGTAGGATCAGACCGTGGTATCGCTCAAGGTGAAGCTATGGCGGCACGTGGGCAAGTTCCAATTTGGGAGATTGCTTCGGCTAGGTGGAAGAGCTTCTACGCAGATAAAGTACTGGAGATTAAGTGATGACTAAATACTGGGAAGACGATTGCCCTGCTGACATTGCAGAGGAGATTAAACGATGGTTAAAGAACAAGCAATAGATGACCCTCACGATGATGTGAGCCACTGGTTTGGACGTAGGCGTGAGCCGAGTAAGCCCCCGTAAACAAGGAGACCTAAAGAATGACACCACTTATGTGTATGGCAGTAGCCATCTTCTTTGAAGCTAGGGCAGAACCTGTAGCTGGGATGCAAGCCGTAGCTAACGTAGTTATCAATCGTGTGGAAGACAGCCGCTATCCTGACACAGTGTGTGATGTCGTGTGGGAACGTAAGCAGTTATCCTTCACTCACGATGGTCTCACAGACGATCCAGAGGCTCACACAGGCCATCAGGACAAGCTGGCATGGGTTACTAGCCAAGAGGTAGCTAGAGAGGCTCTAGAGGGAAATCTATTGGGTATAACCTCCACTCACTATCACGCAACTTATGTCTTGCCTTCTTGGACGAATCACTATAGAAAGGACGGACAGATAGGCAAGCATGTCTTCTACACCAACAACACACCTTGGAAGTAAGTGTGTATTAAACAGTAAGTAAGAATGAGAGGAATACACGATGATAGAATACACTGTAAAAGTTGAAGCTAGTGGCTATAAAGAGTGGTACCTAAACAATCAGCTCCACCGAGAAGATGGTCCTGCTATTGAGTACTCTAATGGCTCTAAGAGTTGGTATCTAAACGGAAAGAGACACCGAGAAGATGGACCTGCTGTTGAGTACTCTAATGGCTCTAAGTTCTGGTTCCTAAACGGTGAGAGCATGACAGAACAAGAGCATAAAGCTAAAACTAACCCTACCATAGAAATGACTATGGAGGACATCTGCAAGGCTCTAGGTAAAAACGTAAAGGTAGTAAAATGACACTTGAATTAGAACAACACTTGATGGAAATGGGGGTTATCACCCCAACACTACTAGAGCAATTAGAGGATGTCGTTGACCCCCGTCACTTGTGCCTACAGAAAGGCTACTTCAACGACCCCCGCGATGAAAATGGAGAGGTTCCCTACTAATGAGTACACAAATATCAGTACAGCTAATCGACAGCATGGGCAGTGACTTGTCTGTCGTCAATTCAGCACGGGTAAGTTTTGCTAAAGTGTCAGAAATGGACACGAGTGACCCTTGGGGTCCACCTAAGTTAAAGGAGAAAGACGCTAAGTTGATCCGCTATCTAGCCAAGCACAAGCACCTCTCTCCATTTAATCACACGTTTGTGACATTTCACATCCGTGCGCCTATCTATGTAGCTCGACAACTTCAAAAACACGAGTACATGCCTTGGAACGAAGTATCGAAGCGCTACGTGGATGACACGCCAGAGTTGTATGAACCTGAGTGGCGCAGTCGTAGTGTTGATAAGAAGCAAGGCTCAGGGGGGCCGATGGAAATTAGCCTCGACAGTGAGATGCTCTACCACGCTACGTGTCGTAATGCACTTACGACTTACGAGCGTATGATCCAAGAAGGAGTGTCGCCTGAGCAAGCTCGTAGTATCTTGCCGCAGAATATGATGACCCAGTGGTACTGGAGCGGAACGGTTGGGGCGGTAAGTAAGATGTGTCGGCTACGGTGTAAAGAGGATACACAGTATGAAAGCCGTTTAGTTGCCAATCAAATTCGTGAAATGATGGGCAAGCTCTACCCTGTGAGTTGGGCTGCACTTATGAAAGGAGAAACAGATGACTAAACTTGAAGAACTAAAGGCCGCTGCTGCTGATGCTGCTTTATGCACTGGTCAGTAAATATGCCTGAACAAGAGGAGACTAAGAGTGAAAGAGTATAATACTGATAACTGGGTTGTTCTAAAGTTTGATGGAGACGATCCTCACTACCGTGTTCTTGCGGGGTGGTCTGGTGGGTACATTACTGGAAACAGTTGGCGTATGAACAGCGGTATCACAAAGGTAGAGGAAGATGAGTCTTTCTTCTACTTCTACGGCTCTAGCGGGTCGAGGTATCGCTGTAATAAAGAGGTGTACATGCTGAGGATGAACACTGCTGGCGCATGGGCTAGGCTGCAAGAACTACACGGTGATAAAGTTGAAATGCTGCCAGAAGATACAGACTGGATGAACATGGATTGGATTATCAAATGACGGAAAAGATGAAAATAACAGCCATAACAGAACATGAAGACGGTAGTGCCACGTTTGACTTTGACTTGGACGATACCACAGCTGCCTTAGCTCAAGAACTTGGACTAAAACTGCTGATCTACTGCGGTGCCGCTGGGATAAACTTGGACTATGTGTTCAAAACTATATTGGAAAGGACTGAAGATGCCTGACATTTCAATGTGTGCCAGTGTAACCTGCTCACTGGCTAAAAACTGTTACCGCAACGAACGTAGTGGTACAAAGCCCTCTGAGTACATGCAGTCCTACTTTCTTGGGCTGACCAAGGAGGGGGAAGACTGTTACTACTACTGGCCAATGAACGGAGAAACAGAATGAAGAGCAGATCAATTCAACTGTCGTATGACATGATAGACGACATAGTAACGGAAACCCTCACTGAACAAGCTCAGATGTACAAGCACATGGCTGAAGGTACTGCCGAGTATTACGTTCACCCAGACGATCAGGAAGAGGCACACAGTATGTATGCAGCCTTGGTTAAAGTCTTGGAGCTATATAGATGAGTGAGAAGCAGATGAACACTGAGGAGATCGTAACTATGTGTGAACGTCTCGCACGTAAGTACAAGAGAAGTGACATGACAGACGACTTAGTGTCAGAGGGTGTACTAGCAGTCTATGAGCGTCTTGAGGTTAATCCTGATGAGTACCCAGCGAGCCTCTACCGTAGGGCTAACAAGGCTATGCACGACTACATCAACATTAAGAATAAGCCTGTGAGTATTCCCAAGACAAGGACAGCAGAGAGTATAACTAAGGGTATTGAGTACAAAGGACAGACACACTCAGAGAGGGGTAAGAAGATATTGGAAGATGCGCTTAACTCTACGTCTGTTTCGTCGGAGGATTCTTACAGCCTAGCTACACAGGATTGTTCCTCTAAGTATGAGGACAGCGAGTTTCTTGAAAAGGCCATTGACCTGTTGACTGAGAAAGAGAAAGATGTGATACACAAGTTGTATTTTTTAGAGCTTTCTCAGGGTGAGGTAGGTAAGTCTTACGGCGTGTCTCAAAAGGCTATCTCTCTCTGGGAGTATGAGGCGATAGATAAAATGTCTAAGATGTAACAATTTGTTACTTCTAGATGTTTAAATTATGTCTATATAAGTAAGTATGCACTACTTAAGTTACATCTTAAGTTATACCACTACTACTAGTATAAAAACACTTAAGTTATAACTTATGTTATGGAAAGGAAATGCTATGGCTAATATCATGGGGCCGTGTCCTTATCGGGGGTGTGGTTCGTCTGACGCTTTCAGCTACGATACAGGTGGGTTCGGTATGTGTCACTCTTGTGGTAGAAAGTATCCAAGTTCAGATAAAATGGAAGCGTGGGCTAAAGAAAAGTACCCTACGGTTAGAGGAGAGATTATGTCGTTCACACCAAAGGCAATAACGCCAGAAGACCCCGCCGATGGAAATTATGTAAATATGAGGGGGATCAGCCCTAAGGTTATGCAAGAATTTGGCGTATTAACCTATCAAGATCGTCAGGAGTATGTATACCCTAGCGGGGGAATTAAGGTCCGTAAGCTGTCAGAGAAAGGCTTCTACGCTAAGTCAGGTTTCAAGGGAGATGAACTCTTCGGCATGAACCTGTTTACCGCAGGTAGTTCTAAGATGGTTACTATCACTGAGGGTGAACTAGACGCTCTTTCAGTGGCTCAGATGCTAAAGAGTAGCTACACTAACCCTGTGGTGTCTCTACCGTCTGCTACGCCCTCTAAGAAGCTCTGGGAGAACTGTGCAGACTGGCTAGGTAGCTTCGAGAAGATCATCCTGTCAGTAGACAATGATGACGCAGGTAACGCTCTTGCGGATCGTGTCTCCAAGCTGTTTCCTAACAAGGTCTACCGTGTTGACCACCGTCCCTACAAGGATGCCAATGACTTCTTGCAGAACGGTAAGGGGGCAGACTTTAAGAATGCTTGGTGGAATGCACGTAAGTTCACACCTGAGAATGTGATGAATAGTACTGAAGACTTCTTGTCGTTATATCGGGACACGCCTGAACACCAGTATGTACCCACAGGTATTCAAGCGCTAGACGACAAGGTACTGGGGTTGATGCAGGGTCACTTCACGGTGATTAAGGCTCCGACAGGCATTGGTAAAACAGAGATCATGCGTTACCTTGAGTACAACATGCTACAGCGTAACGTACCCATTGCGGCATGGCACTTGGAAGAGACTAAGTTGCGTTCTTTGCTAGGTTTGGTCTCCTATGAGTGCAACGATAACTTGACCCGTAGGGACTTGATTGAGGAGAAAGGCGCAGAAGACACAGTTGTTACCGCTATCAAAAGTCTGACACAAGATGAGAACTTCTACCAGTTCTACTTAAGTGACGGTCAAGGTGCTGATGACCTGATCGACCAGATACGTTACTTCACGGTAGCGTGTGGCGTCAAGTTTGTGTTCTTTGAGCCTATCCAAGATGTTCTTGTGGGTTCGTCAGAAGAGAGCAAAGAACAGATGTTGGCTGACCTGTCAGTCCGTCTCTCGAAGCTGTCTGCTGAACTTAACGTGGGTATCGTGACAATCGCACACACTAACGATGATGGGCAGATGAAATACTGTCGTATGATCGGGCAACGTGCTTCTGTTATTATCGACCTGAAGCGAGACAAGGAAGCAGAAGACCTACAGGAACGTAACACGACGTACCTGACCATTGAGAAGAACCGCCCATGCTCTGAGGAAGGTAACGCAGGGATGATGCGGTTTAATTCTGAAACATTTACACTAAGCGAGGTGTGACATGGAAAAAGATCAATACTACCGCCTGTCAGGTCAATACTACTTTGTGGATGGGATTTACTGTTGGGAAGAAATAGATGCCTATTGCCAGACACTAGAAGCTGCACTTGATTGTATGCTGGATCATCAACGAGACAGCCCTCAGTATGTAGATTACAAAATAGTTCACCACATAACTGAGGAGGTTATTCCGCCTAGTATGGGTTTTGAGAGTGATTGGGAAAGGTTTTCTGATGAATAAGTCCTTGGAAGAAAGGTTCCCTAGCTTCTTTTGCAAAGCTAAAACACCAGTCGCATGGGAAGCACACTGTTACGATGAAGTTTTCTGTTTTGGTTGGTATTCCATTAAGTTCGAGGACTACAAAAAGTTTTGCGACATGTTTTACGACTACCGCACAGGGTTACATTCTTATACCACCTACTATGAGGATGGAACGTCAGATACAAGAATAGTAGAAAGTTGGGATTAAAGGAAAACAAATGACAACAGTATTCGACATTGAAACGGACGGTCTATTAGATGAGTTGACCAAAATTCATGTCATGTCTTGGTCTAACGACATGGGTGAAGTTAAGCATACCCATGACTACGATGAGATGCGGTATGTATTGCTCAACAGTGAAACACTGGTAGGCCACAACATCATTCGCTTCGACATCCCAGCAGTGGAACGTGTGCTAGGTATCAAGGTTACAGCACGTCTGGTGGATACGTTAGCCCTGAGTTGGTATCTACACCATGATCGTATGAAGCACGGTCTTGAGGGCTACGGAGAGGACTATGGGGTGCCTAAGCCTGTGATTAAGGACTGGAACACCCTGACACCAGAAGAGTACGCTCACAGGTGCGATGAGGACGTTAAGATTAACAACCGTCTATGGCGTGACTTGGACCTAAAGTTGAACAAGCTGTATCAAGACCCTAACGAAAAGTATCGTCTGATCGACTACCTGTCGTTCAAACTAGACTGCGCACGGGAACAGGAGCAGCTACAATGGAAATTAGACGTAGACAAAGCACAAGCTGCCTACGACGAAATTCTAAGGTTGAAGTCTGAGAAGGTAGAGCAACTAGCGGATGCTATGCCTAAGAAGGTACTGACCCGCATGGCTACACAGCCAAAGGTTATGCACAAGAAGGACGGGGAGCTATCGGCTCATGGCGAGAAGTGGGTAACACTCTGCTTGGAGAACAAGATGCCGACTACTGCAAAGTCTTTTGTCGTTAAGACAGGGGAAGAACGCGGCAACCCTAACAGCAACGACCAAGTAAAAGACTGGCTGTATTCACTGGGGTGGAAGCCACGTACATTTAAGTTCCTACGGGACAAGAAAACTGGAGAGGAACGACGTATTGAACAAGTTAGAAAAGATGGCGATTTATGTGAGAGCGTTCGTGATCTTGCTTCTGTTGATGCTGCTGTTGATCTGCTTGATGGTCTTACCGTACTTACCCACAGGGCAGGTATACTAAAGAGCTTCTTGGAGGGTCACAAGGATGGGTGGCTACAGGCTGGAGTAGCAGGTCTTACGAATACCTTCCGCTTCAAGCACTTCAAGCCACTGGTGAACCTACCTAGCGTAGACAAGCCATATGGTGATGTGATCCGTGGGTGCCTTACGTGTCCTGATGGTTACGTTCTAGCTGGTGCTGACATGACATCACTAGAGGACACAACCAAGCGTCACTACATGAAGCCACTGGACCCTGAGTATGTAGAGGAGATGAGCCGTGAGGGGTTTGACCCACACTTAGACCTTGCTAAGTTTGCAGGGGCGGTAACACAAGAGGGTATCGACAGCTACAATCGGGGGGAACGGCCAGATATTAAGGCGCTACGTAAGGCCTATAAGGTGGTCAACTACAGTGCCACTTACAAAGTTGGTGCAGCTACCCTATCAAGAACTACAGGTATGCCTGTGGCGGGCGCACAGAAGCTACTAGACGCATTCTGGAAGCGTAATTGGGCTATTGAGAAGGTAGCCTCTCGACTACAGACAAGGGAGTTGTTTGGGGGCATGTGGCTAAAGAACCCTGTGTCTGGCTTCTGGCATAGCCTACGCAGTGAGAAGGACCGCTTCAGTACCCTCAACCAGAGTACAGGCGTCTACTGCTTCGACCAGTGGGTACAGGAATGTCGTGGCATGGGGCTGGAGACCATCGGTCAGTTTCACGACGAGATCATTGTGTTAACAAAGGAGGGTGACGAAGATAAAGCAGAGAACATCATGCAAATGAGTATCAACAACGTGAACCATGAAGTAAACTTAAACGTACCACTAGGTACAGAGGTGCAATTTGGCAACACATATGCCGACATTCACTAAATCTTAACTTTTTACTTCTAGAATCGGCAAATATGTCTATATACTATAATGTTACCCCGACGAAAGGATAAACGATGGGCAAGAAAGTTTATGTAAACTGCGAACTTGAGTGGGCTAAACTACGACCAGAAGATCGTGACATGGGACCACAGGATGGTTCAGACATGGCAAAGAACTTTGACGACAAGAAGGGCGTATATGTAGTCAACTGTCTAGTTGATGATGAAGCCAAGTCTAAGATGGTTTCTGATGGCATTCCAAACAAAGGTCTACAGGCTCAGTTGTTTAAGGTCAACAAAGAAGGACGACAGTTCTACAAGGCAACCCGACCACACTTTAACCCTAAGTTCAAGAACCAAGAGACTGGAGAGCAGGGTGTAGAAGTAGGTCCACCAGAAGTC